CCATCTTGCTAAGCCTTATATCTTTGAACCAAATGATAAGATTACACGTGATGAGATTAAAGGTCAAGTTGAGAGTTTACTATTAGAACTTGTAGGCCAAAGAGCATTGTATGACTTCTTAGTTGTATGTGACGAAACAAACAACACTCCAGCAAGAGTTGATAGAAACGAACTATACGTAGATGTTGCTATTGAACCTGTTAAGAGTATTGAGTTTATTTACATTCCGCTACGTTTGAAAAACACTGGCGAAATAGCAGGTCTTTAATATGATAAATACATATAACAAATTAGGAGCAAAGTAAATGGCAATTTCAACACTATCAAAAATTACAGTACCGTTAGCTGGCGGGGACTCTGCCAGTAACCAGGGCTTGTTGATGCCAAAGCTTCAGTACCGCTTTAGAGTGTCACTGGAAAACTTTGGTGTGTCAACACCGACAACAGAACTTACTAAACAGGTAGTAGATATTACCCGTCCAACAGTAGCATTTGAGCCAATGGAAATACACGCATACAACTCGAAAGCATACTTAGCAGGTAAGCATACATGGTCGCCAATAACACTTAACTTACGTGAAGACGTAAACAACGCTGTACAAAAACTTGTAGGCGAACAGTTACAGAAACAGTTCGACTTTTACGAGCAATCAAGTGCAGCAAGTGGTCAAGATTATAAATTTACAACACGTATTGAGATCTTAGACGGTGGTAACGGAGTACATACTCCAAACGTATTAGAAACATTTGAACTTTATGGTTGTTTTGTTACTAATGCTAACTACAACACATTGGCTTATCAAAATAATGAACCAGTTACTGTTACACTAGAAATCCAGTATGACAACGCAATCCAAACACCTACAGATACAGGTATTGGTACAGCAGTTGGACGTACATTAGGATCGCTTATAACAGGTGGCGGCGCTTAATACAAGCACTGTATATTAGAAACACTAAAGAGGGAGCCTACGGGTTCCCTTTTTTATTATCTACGCACTTATTCTATATAGATAAATATTAGTATGGCAGCGACATCGAATGGATTTTTAGATAACTTAGTTAATGGGATTTTAGGCCCTAAAGGAACTATGGCCGACTGGCAACATGCTAGTAGGTTATATGTAGATGGCAATTTAAAACTTGCTCCTAAGAGTAAATTTTTATATCATACATATTTTCAATTAGATCCTGTAGTACGAAGCATACTACCCGAATTAAAAGACAAACATAATTTAGAAATTGGTATGCTTGTTAAATCAGCAGACTTACCAAGATATACTTCTAACGTTGAAACACGTAACAAGTATAATAGAAAAAAGAATGTACAAACTGGTATACAATACGAGCCTATTACAATTACATTCCATGATGACAACTACGGTGTAACTACAGCATTACTAGAAGCATACTACAGATACTATTTTGCTGATGCAGGATACGGGCGTTTACCTGGAGCATATAACAAAGCAGGTAGCGGGGATAATACATATTTAGGTAGTGGAAGAAATCAATATAAGTTTGGTTTAGATAACAATATATCTGTACCGTTTTTCCAAAATATACAAATTAGTCAATTAGCTAAAAAGACATATACTACCTATACAATAGTAAATCCAATTATTACTAGTTGGCAACATGATAGTGTAGATAACAGTGACGGTTCAACACCAATGACAAATACAATTACTGTTGCATATGAAGCTGTACATTATTCACGAGGACCATCAGACAACGCTAATAGTGATAAACCAGGACCAACAGGATTTGGTTCAACAGAACATTATGATAGACAGCCTTCACCTATATCATTATTAGGCGGCGGTCCATTAAGTTTAGACGGTGCTTTTGGAGCAGGCGCAGACTTGTATGATTACATATCTAAAGGTCAAGGATTTAGTAGTCCTTTACAAGCAGGACTAGCAGCATTTCAATTGCTTAGAGGTCTTGAAAATATGACTTTAGAACAATTAAAGGACGAAACTTTTAGTGGACTAAAGGGCGTACTAGGTGACATAGGAAATACTAATGTTAGCGGAGTTGCTAATACTGTAATTCCAAAAAATAATGGCGACGGCGGAAGTAATGATGTAACAGAAGCTACTAGTGTAAACACACAAACTGATAGCTCAACTGTTGTACAAGGGACAACTACTAGACAATTACTTAAAGATAATCCTATTGCACTAGAGGATGCAGCAAAGAGTGTATATAAAAACGATTATCTTACTGGCGGAGGAACTGGCGGAGTAAACGGAATAAACGATTCGTGGGCAGCTTTACCTGAGGGAACTAAAGAACTTTACAGAGAGAAAGCATTGGATATAACATTATGAATAGTGGATTACCAGTAAAAAATATTACTAAAAAATCAGACGAAGATGTACGTTTGTTTTTTGACAAGTATCTTACAAAGTCGATAAATTTTAATGACAATGATTTAAACTCATGTGTTGGATTTTTTGAAAACAAAGGGTTTGATAAATCAAGTGCAGTAGCTGTAAGTGTTGTCTTGCTACAACAAGCTAAACTAGATAACATAAAGATTTTTCAATTGCTTGATACTTTAAAAGGCTACAAAGATATACAACTAAGTGCTGTAGTAGCTGAAATTCTTAATTACAATCGAAAGCGCACTAGTGCTGTAGGATTTAAAAAACAAAACACTGATAATAGATTAGAAAAAAGAAACATAATTGAAGGTTCGCCTGCACCAGTAATAATAAATAGTGAAGTTGAGAACAACTTTAGTGCAACAGGATTTACATTTGATTCTAGAACTAACACCTGGGACGGAGCATAACACATGGCAAAACAAATAATTAATAGAGGATCTAATGCAAACGACGGCACTGGCGATAGTTTGCGTGACGGTGCTGAAAAACTTAATGATAATTTTTCAGAAATTTACAGTGTATTAGGTGACGGTAGTAACTTACTTACTACTGATATAGATTTTGGTTCTAACAAATTATTGTATTCTAATGTAGTAGCAACAACAACAGAATTAAATGCAATTGATGCAGCAAGATATCATGGGCTAGTAGTACATGTACACGCAACAGGCGGCTTGTATTATGCACATGCAGGAGCATGGAGAAAACTATTATCAGATAATAGTGGCTCTGCTATACCTAGTTATACAGATTCGTTAGATACTGTTGCATATTCAGGAAACTATAATGATTTAAATAGTCGCCCAGCTATACCTAGCATATTAACAGATATTAATATAGTTGATGGTAGTGCAGGACAAGTATTAAGTACAGACGGCGTTGGTAATTTTACATTTAGAGATGTTGTAGCAACTAGTATTCCGTTTGCTGATGTTACTGGTAAACCAACAACAAATGCAGGGTACGGAATTACAGACTCCTTTACAGGACGTTATGAAGACTTAACAAACAAGCCAGTATTATTTGATGGAGCATATGCTAGTTTAACAGGTTCTCCAACTATACCTTCTGACCTTAATGATTTAACTGATGATAATGGATTATTATTTGACGGCAACTATAATAGTTTAAATGGCCGTCCAACTATACCTGCAGATTTAAGTGAAATAACAGATACTACTAACTTACTTTTCAGTAGAAGTTACAATGACTTAACAAACAAACCTACATCGTTTGCTTTACTAACCACTTTACAGATGGGCTTAGGAGTAGAAGTTGACGAGTTTAGTAACGATACAGGATTAACTGATAATAGTGAAACAGCACTAGTTACTGAGAGAGCTGTTAAAGGTTATGTTGATGCTGCTATACCTAATGATTTAACAGACTTAGGTATTACTGATGGTAGTGTAGGACAAGTTCTAACTACAGATGGTGTTGGTAACTTTACATTCCAGGCGGCTGGAGATACTATTGGAAACTTTACACTTGCTGCAAGTTTAATTGATACAGATGATTCTAGTGCAATTAGTTTTGTGCCGCCAGTAATTATAAGAAGTGACTTAACAGTTGAAAATAGTTTAACAGTAACAAATGACTTAACTGTTGATGGTGATATATCATCTAATGGCACAGGAAGTCCAGAAGTATTTTCAGCTACAGATATAAAGCTGACAGCAAGTACAAGAGTAGAAGTATCATCTAGTCCTTTTAAGTTTGCAAGTTTTACAGACGATGAACGTAATAATTTTACAGCAGAAAACGGCGATGTGATATACAATACTACAACAAGTAAATTCCAAGGCTACGCTGGCGGCTCTTGGGTTGATTTGCACTAAGGAGTTAATTAATGAGTGAACGTTATTATACTCTAAGTACAAATACTGTAAATGAGTTTAACGAACTACACACTGAATTAGTAGATGGTTCTATTTTAAGTAGAAGTGTTGTTTGTGGAAATCATACAGAACATAGTCCTACTAGAGGCGAATATCTTTTAACTGATGCCGAAGCTGAAACATTAGGTGCTGATGCTAGAGTACTTTTTATAAATTTAACTCCTGCAAGATATCCAGAAATATTTAATGCATCTGACGATGATTTACGCATGGACGTAAAAAATGAATCATATGATCGTTATGCTAGTACAGTTAGGAATTGGCAATATTGGGCTAGTAATGGATTCATACAAGGAACATTCTCGCAAGATACAGCAGCAGATGTAGGCCGTGCAAGTAACCAATTAATTAGGATGGAACAAAAGAGAAATCCTTGGATTGAAGGCAGTATAACTTCTACTACAAAAATTGATCGAAATCCTCGTCCTAAGGGTGCAGGCGAAGGCGTAGATATTATATGCATGGACAACGGTACTTGGATTGGACATGTTGAATTTATTAATCCTAACAGAGTAAACTTTGATGCAGGAGCATCAGTAAGCCCAGTTGATTATGTTGGTGGGAACGCT